GACCATATCGTAGATTACTTAGAGACTCTAGACCCTGAAAGCGTTGAGGATATTGATTACTCAGACGCACATCATGAACTGTTTAATACACAGTACTACGTCATAGGAACTTATGATGCTACCCAATGGCTAGGTACTCTGGCCTTTGATGCGATAGCCTTTATCACTGACTATGAACAGGAGAATTTCGGGGAGATCTTTACCGATCTGTCTAGACCTGAAGCTGTCGTGAACATGGCCGCTTACATTATCGGCGAGCAAGTACTGCCTACAGTTATTGACAGCCACATGTCAAGATTAGGACTAGAGTAATGCCAGCTATTAATGTGCCAACTGTGACGGGCCTGCCCCCTTACGGGATTTTAACATCCCCTCCTTCATTCCCGTATAAAGGGGGGTGGGCCTGTCACAGTTGGCACATTAATAGTTTTAGTTCTTATTCTCTATATAATATAAAGGGTTTACTAGGTAGATGGGGTGTCACATCGCCCGTCACAGAGGCGGCACACTCGTCACGATTTGACACGTGTGCTATCATATACCATATGGATAGTTATGAAGTTCACCCGACATGGATGATGACCAGCGTGCCGTTGTTTACTGGTACGTTAGCTGAGTGTCAGTCCTTCTGTTACAAGAACATCATAACGTTCAAAGAAATAACAAATGATTATCCGTTCCGCTTAAAGATAGGAGAAAAATATGGGGCGAAAGAAAAGCAGTAAAGTTGACAGACCTGTGTCACCTTATGAGATGACATGGGATGAGGTTGAGTCGCTGTCCTTAGATGGCAAGCGCTACCCGTTACAGTACGGGCGCTTGTTTAAGGTGCAGCAGCAACGAGGTTGGTTTAGGGTGCATAAGATTTACCAGAATAAGCAAGACCCTAATCATTACGAGGTGCACGCATGGTGGAGAGATAAGAAACTGTTTACACAGGGTCGGGCCATGTGGCGTTTCATTAGACCGGAACAAATAAAACATATAACAGGAACACTGGAAGGAGTGTGACATGAAGTTGTCAAGTGAGTTTAACCTTAAAGAGGTAGAGCAATGTATTGATTTTGTGAAGTGGGTCGCTGCACATACTAACGGTGAGTGGGAAGAGAAGCCACTGGACTGGGACACTAAGCGAAACGGTGACTGGGACTGCCCTCTTACTAGGGACGAGTACGTAGTAGAGCGTGCTAAGAATATTATTGAAGCGGCGAGAGCGCTGGTCGTGTTTCCGATTTGGGATTACGATGATGAGAATGAGGTGGTGTACCAATGAGTGATTACTGGACAGACAAACTAATATACGAGCGTCGCATGGAGCGGGCTTTCGGCAAAGAATTTACGAGCAGCAGAAAGCTCGCACCCATAGCCGATAAAGAACTAGAATCGACACCGGATGAAGGGGAGATTGTAAAGCCATGACCGACCCCAAACCATTTGAGACAGACAACCCACACTTAAAGGGATTGTACGATGTGGTTAACACGATCACTCTTCGGCACACCCCACGACCTTGTGATGTGGAAGATGACAACGACGTGTCAGAAAAGTTACAGGAATAATTAGATGTCTTATAATCATCCGTTAGAATCTGGGTGTATGGATAATAGTACGCCTGCTTATTTTTTTCCGATTGATCGAGTTCCTACACCGTTCATTACGCCTATGTCTGACAATCCGTTTCTAAGTTTCGTCATGCCTATTGACAACGATGTGTCAAGTGTAGCCCACATGGACCAAGCTGCTGCACAGTGGCGGGAGCTGTTCCCTGATGCGACTGTTAGGGAGACGTTTATGTTTATGGCTGGCGTTCTTGCCATGTTTTATTGGGCAGAGTATCGTATGGCTGAAGACCCGTACGGTATTATGCTGTCAACTGTTGACGTGTTGGACATGGCTGAAGAGGATGCGATGAGGCTGTGCTCTCAGGCATGGGAAGTTTTCAGAAGGCAACGTGATGAAGAGGAGTAGCTGGCTTGAGAAGGCGAAGTGTAACAGCCCTGATTATTCTACGGAAATGTTTTTCTCTCCTGAGAATAAGAGGATGCGTCAAAGACAAGCTGACAGGGCGCTGTCAATTTGTGAGCAATGCGATGTGGTAGATGAGTGCGCTCAGGATTTAGTGAACGTCAGTAATTTTAATCGTGATGTGTACCCGTATCATGTACGGGCGGGTCGGCGGCTATGGGTTAAAGAAGATGTGTTGACGTTGCCGTTACCTGAGGCGAGTTGACGTGAGCGGTCAGGGTAGGGGCGTGATGTCGTTAGGGGAAGGCACGCAGAAACGTGAGATGGTGTTGACATTGCTACGTCAAGGCCACACACGAGGCGAAGCAGCGGAGTTAGCTGGCGTGCACAGGGCTACGCTGTGGCGGCAGTTGAGGCGTGACCCTGAGTTCCTTGATGATGTGGTAGCTGCAGAACAAGAAGCCCTTGACCCTAAGTTTCTTTTATTAGAGGAGTGGATTAATGACGATGAGCTGTCAATAAAAGAGAGGCACCAAATGTTGAGAACTTTTTTGCAGTACAAACACATGGATCAGAAAAATGATGTTACAATTAAGCACCAGCACACTCACGAACTGGCGGTGGGGGGCGACCAATTAGGTAGGGTGCTAGAGTTACAGCAAGAATTAGAGCAGCGTGCTTTAACTACAAGCGACGCTATTATTATAGAGGTAGAAGATGACGAAGATAATTAACAAAGCACATGAAGCAACCGACAGGGCACAGGTAGTAGCTAAGGCTGCTGTCACTTGGATAACTGCGGTGGTGGCTGTGTTGCAATACGTATTAACACAAGATGTCATACTGGATTACCCCGTTGTGGTGCAGTATATCGGTCAGGCTGTCACGTTGCTTGGTGGTGTAGTAGCTATCATTCGTCGTGTCACTCCGGTTGATAAAGATAATCGTGGCATAATGACCTACTAGAAAGAACCGTTCCCCTTGATACCTGAATTAGATTTAAACTTAGTTGGCTCAAACGACCCAGTTAAAGACCCTATGTTCTTTAACCATTGGCTGTTAGAGAAGCTGGAATACAACGAGCCTATTGCTATTGACACGGAGACGTGCGGCTTAGAGTGGTGGAGGCCAAACTTCACCCGCCTTGTGCAGTTCGGTGATAAGCAGGAAGGCTGGGCTATACCTGTTAGCTGGTTCCCTAGATTAGTTGACTACGCAATGTCAAAGATTAAGGACAGTGGCGTGCCTGTTGTGATGCACAATGCAAAGTTTGATATGCACGCTTTAGAGTCAGATGGTTTTCCTGTACCTAATTGGGAACAGGTGCACGACACTATGATTCTGCACCACCTTGCCACCCCTCACAAGAGTCACGCTTTGAAAGCGATAGGTCGTGAGTTGTTAGGGGAGTGGGCGACGCTAGGCCAAGACACTTTGAAGGAAGAGATGCGGCGTAACAAGTGGGACTGGTCTACTGTGCCGGTAGACAATGAGTACTACTGGGCGTATGGTGTGATGGACACTATCCTTACCCGTAAAATATTTGACGAGTTGAAGGATGACAGTGAGGCGTACGCACGTGAGATGGCGTACACACGGGTGATGTATGGTGCGGAGAAACGTGGCTTGTTGATAGACGATGTGTACTGTCGTAATCTTCGAGACGAGTGGCTGTTGACTATGGAAAACTTAGCGTTGTGCTTGCATGATGCTGGCATAGATAACCCTAGTAGCGGCCCACAGGTTGAGGCTGCGCTACGTGAGTTGGGTTGGAGGCCGGAAGATTTTACAGATACAGGTAAGGCACAGCTAGATAAGGTTGTGCTTAACCGTTTAGCTGATACGACAGGGCAGATAGGTACCCACGCTAGGCAGTTGATGGAGTACCGGAGATTACGTAAGTGGACATCCACTTACCTTGACACATTTCTGTCAAGTCAAGATTTGGAGGGGAGGGTCCACCCATCTATACGCACAATGGGCGCACGTACGGGCAGGAGTAGTGTTACGGACCCTCCTCTTCAGACTCTACCCCATACCCCTCACATACGTAGGGCTGTGGTGCCTAGTGAGGGTAATGTTTTGTGTACCGCAGATTACAGTGGTCAGGAGTATAGGATACTTGCTTCGTATAGTGGGGATGAGGCGTGGCTGCATGAGTTTAAGTACGGTGTGGGTGACCCGCATACGATGGTTGCTGACATGTTGGACATACGCCGTGACCAAGCCAAGACATTTAACTTTGCTATGGTGTACGGTGCTGGCCCTAGAAAATTAGCTGAGGGTACGGGGTTATCTGAAGCGGAGGTTAAGGGGTTCCTTAACCACTACAAGCAGAGGTTCCCGTTGATTAATGTGTTCTTGGCGAACGTTGAGAGCGTGGGCAAGGCACGTCTAACCTCTGAAGGGGAACCGTACGTTGAGACACGGGGAGGGCGCAAGGTTGTTGCGAACCCTGACCAGCTATATGCCTTAACAAACTATTTGATACAGGGGTCGGGAGCTGACGTGTTGAA